TCTCAGCGTATGGCATCCGATTCTTTCTTCCACTCCGGCACGATGCGCAATATCATTGATGATCTGATAGCATCTCTGGCGTGAAATAGGGCGTGGTTTGTGTGTGATAGCATCTTTCTCCCGGCTCTGGAAGATGTACTCGTCTGCTTTTCTTCCTGCTAACAGTCGGTTGATCTCCTTCCTGGCCTGCGGATTTATTAAAATGCGCGCTTCTTTCCCGGTTTTCTTTGCCTGAATCTGTGCATAGTCTTTCCCTCGCAGATCCTGCACTTTGAATCGCCGGAAGTCGCTCACGCGCAAACTGGTATTGAATCCAATCAGCAAGATCAGTTCCCAGCACACTTCCCCCGTTTTCCTGTGTTTGTCGTGTTCTCGTGCTATCTCATAGCATTTCTGCAATGTATCCAGATCACGGATAGGCTGTACTACCTTCACGTATTATCACTCCTTCGCATTACGTTAAATACAAATGCCTTGAAAAACAGGCCCAGGCAAGAGACTGTTCCTGCCTGGGCCATATTCTTACTCGCCCGTATCGCTTTCTGTGCTTTCACTTTCCACCGATACGTTTGCGCTGCTGACGATCGCCTCGATATATTCTTCCTTCGTCTGGCAGCCATCGTGCGGAATATTGTTTTCTTCGCAAAATGTCTGGATCATATCAAGCGGCCATTCTTCCAGCGGTGGAATAGAATAATTCTCGCCGTCCAGACCATCCACAATGCCAGTCAGCTGCGATGTCTTCATTTGTGACACGGCGCTCTCGATTGCCGCCCGGATCGTATCACTGTTGACCGTAAACCCGCAATTAAGCAGCTGTGTAATTGCATAATCCAGTTTCTTCTCATTCTCGTCACTTCCGAACAGCTGCTCCGCTGCATAAACCACCACGTTCGCGGCCGTAGTCAAGAATTTGAACTGATGTTCATTTGTTTTACTCTTGATGTACGGAATCAGCTTGTATGTGACAAGTGTTGCCAGAAGCGTAATGATTGCTTCAAACACTATTGTTAAATCAATTTTCATTTCTTGCCTTCCTCCCTTTTTTGTTTGCTGCAGCACGGTTGCCTTTCATTTCTGAACGCGCTGCAAATGCGAAATCGCTCACGCTTTTTACCGGACAAGTTTTCCTTGCAGGTATTTCATGATATTGTCTCGTGCCTCTTGCATCTGATCGCTATTGCCATCGTGCAGTTCATGATCGAGCAAAGCCATTATCCCTGAACAGAGAACCTGGTTACTCCTCTGCAGTTCCTCGATAGATTTTTCGTGCGCATCAAGCCGCCGTTTATCATTCGCAAGTTTCTGTACTGTGTCCGCCGTTGGCGCTTTCCACTTTTTCCAGATGTCTACCACCTTGTCAAGTGTGATAATCGCAGCGAAGATCGCCAGTAACACAACGATTGCATCGTTCAGCTGCTGCGGTGTAATAGATTCCATAGCCTTCTTTCACCTCCTATTCCGGCATATTAGCTGCCTTGCGGCAGCCTGTATATATACGCAATATAGAGTCACGCAACGCGCCCTATATTTTGTATCTGAATGGCAGTTTTTTGTAATTTATCCACAATATGTGGATAAATATGTTTAAAAGTTCTGTTCTTCTTTCACAAGAATATTGCTTCTGCGCTCTCACACCATGAATTGTATCTGGCGCGAATATCTTCCTCCATTCTTTCAAATGGTTCGACATTTTTAACGACCAGGACAGCAACGTCATAATCGGTCCGGCCATCTGCTGTAGCTGGCAGAACATCCGGCCGAAGATAAACGTCCACGGTGCCATCTTCATTCTCATGGATAGCATAAAAATGCCGCCCTTCCGGCGGCGCATTCTCTCTATTCACTGCTTCATCACTTCTCTTTAGAACAAAATTGTCTTCGATCCAGCGTATCATGTTGTGGCCGTTGCAATTTTTGCACATACCAAGATAGCAAATTGCACTTTCCATGGCGCTTTCAAAGCTTATCGCACCAATGGCATAGGCATTCATAATATGGACAAGACTCTTTTTGATATGCTTCGTTGTCTTTTTCCTCATTCTGATGCCATGTGGCGTAATAATGTAGCCTACAAATTCTATAGGCGCCGTTGCCTTCTGGATCTTGCTTTTCGGACTGATATCCAGATGTAATTCCTCTTTCAGAAACTTTTCGATCGCCGTATAGACCCTTATTGCATTATCCTTCCCACGTATGAATATGCCGAAATCGTCCATATACCGCGCATATTCATGCAGGTGCAGGACATGTTTGCAATATTGATCCAGCCGATCAAGGTATAAATTGGCGGTTTCCTGGCTTGTCAGATTGCCGATAGGCATTCCCACTTCATACAGTCTCTGGCTTCTCGGGCAATCATCCGGCTTCATCCCTACCGGAAGTCCAAACGGTACGTCCGGATTGTTGATAATCGTTCCGATCAGCCACATAAACCACGCATCATCCGATGTCTGACCGTAAGTCCGCAGTACCTCCTCATGATCCACGCGATAAAAATATTTGGAAATGTCGCCTTTTATCAAATACCATTCATCGGCAGACTCTTTTCGGCCGATAAGCTGTTGCCAGTTATGCACGCATTGTGCCGCAGCAAGTGTGCCTTTATCTGTTCTGCAGCCGTAACTATGTGTAATATACCGCTTGTCCAGATAGGGATTGATCTGTCTGTAGATGGCCCACTGTACAATACGATCCCGGAATCCGAGCGCCATTACCAGACGTGGTTTGGGATAGCGCACGTAAAATTCCCGGTATGGACCGACTGTATAGGTCATGTTAAGTAAATCACGCTGAATGCTATGGAGATTTTCTCCGAGATTAAAGCTAAAATTCAAAACCTCGTTGCGATATCGTTTTCCTTTTGCGGCGTCTCTGTAGGCGCCCATAAGGTTATCAAAATCACAGATGCGGTCTTTCAGATTGTGCAGTCCTTCCAAAATATCACCCCGATCTGTGTCGTGCTGTACGTGACGTCTCCGTTCGGCGTAGATTGTATGCCGTTGGCAACTGCTGACAATCATAGCCTTTAACCCTTCCGGGTTCTTTACAGCGATTTCTGCACCGTCTTTCTATCGCCAGCTTTTGGCCGGAACGATACAGAATTTTCATTTAGGCGGAACACCCGCCAAGGGAATCGCACCCCTCCCATCAGAAGGATGTTTGCTGATTCGTAATCTCGCAATGCTTTAGATATTTGCTGGGAGCGAGGGCGGCAGCCATAGTTCGTGTTCGTATTGCCACGCTCGTTGTTGGCATTTACGTATCCGAGGCCGGAATTGCTGGTGTTGTTGTAGTTGCCACCGCGGCGGGGGAAGCGCTAACGAACGCTGAACAAAAAAGACCGTCCAAATCACGGCACGTTCCCTTTGTTAATTACTGATTTGAATTTCTTCGATCTTTGACTGAATTCTGCCACGCACCGATCAGTCTTCCGATCTCTACCAGTTTTTCTGACCATACACCATAACTATGATCGGTCAGTAGTCTCCTCTTTTGCCCGCTTCTGTCAGTGAATACCACATTGTTCGCCTGTTGGATCAATACTTCTAGCACTGCCTTGCTCGTGTCAAGATCTGCCAGAGTGCTTTTGTTCATGTACCGCAGTCGCGCCTTTGTCGCCAGGCGGAGCATGAGAAGCATTTCCTGCATGATATCTTCGCCGATTGTGTATTTATGGAACGGCGGCCACCTTTCTATGATAGGACGTGCATACTGGATCATATCGTCGATCTTCTTGCAGCATGGTCCCGGATTTGTGCTATCGTATTGTGCCATAAGTATTCACCTCGAAAATAGATTAGGGCCGCGCTATCGCGCAGCCCTGCCAGGGTTTCAGGATTCAGGGATCAGGGTTTCAGTCCTGGGAGCGAGGGCGGCAGCCATAGCCCGGGTCCGTATAGCCACGCTCGTTGCCGGCAAAAACGTATCCGAGGCCGGAATTGCTGGAGTGGGAGTAGTGGCCACCGCGGCGGGGGAAGCGCTCGCCGGTAGTAAAGTTGACATAGTAATAACCCTGTGTTTTATCGTCACTGTCCGTCGGGAAAAGTCCGAGTTCCTTGACAATGTACGGCACATACGGCAACCGGTCCGTGTTGGCCGTCAAATCTTTGAAATTCATGCCTTTTGACCCGAGCGTGAGATCGTCGCACTGGGTGTCAAGGACAATCTTATTATTCAAAAAATTCCAGTGCAGCGTTCCGGACGTTCCAGGCGATACAAGTGAAAATCCATCATCACTTGTGTGCGGGAGAATCGCTTTCCATGCTGCAGAAGTTGCGGAGAGATCTGCGTCCGGATCAGCTGCATTGTTATTCTCCAGAATCTGCAGCTCACAGTCAACAATGCGATATCCGTACTGCTGTTCCAGTGAACTTCCGATCAGATCGGCCATATTGGCCGGATCATTGCCAAGATACCAGTCAAGCGGTCCGCTGCCATTCAAGGTGCGATATCCGGTCTGCGAATTTGTGTCCTTCGCATTGTCCTGGCTGATTCCTCCGATGAATTCTCCACGCTTCCAGTATGTAGGAGCGATATCCGGTTTCAGCTCGGCCACCGTTTTGTGGGAAATCAGACACTTATACAGATACCCCTCATAGGCTCTTTCCTGGCCTTCCGTGACTGAACTATTAACGCTCCAAGCGGTTGCGTCTCTGTAATCCTGTCCCCAGTAATTGTTCCCGTGCGGGTTCCAGCCTTCTTTCTGCGCGAGCAGCTTAATAAAGCCGTAATCAGCACATGTCATGCCGGTGATGTCGCTTGCGGCCATTTTCATCCGGGACAGACACTGATCTGCTCCGAGAGATCTCGCAGGCATGATGTTTGGAAGGCTTACCAGTGCGTCGCCGGACACGCCGTTTTCACCTGCCTTGTATTTTCCGAGCAGTATTGAATCCTTTTCTTCATTGTTAATGATGAATGCCGGATGTGTATGTTCCGGAAGGCCTGCGACAAGATCAGATGATTTCATTTTGTTAAACCGAACGAAAATTCCTGCTACATTCCCGTCTTTATCATACTTAACGACATTCCCGTATTTTTTCGCGAGAAATTCAAGAGGACTGTTATTCATTGTCCGCACCTCCCATAAGTTCGACAAGCTCTTTGTACTGATCTGTCGTGATCCGGTCTGCTGCCAAGAATACATCCAGCTTGTCCATGGTCGTCTGCTTGTCATAACCTCCGCGCTCAATGATGCGTTTCATAAGATTGTATGCCATGTCTTTTATACCTCCATTTCATTCATTGTCATTTCAAAAAGCATGTCTGCCAGCATATCGTCATGTTCCGCAATGATGGCAGCATTGTTTCTCCGCTGTTCTGCCGCTTTTCTGCAGGGTGCGATCTTATCCTCCCACGCCTGCTCCCTCTCCTTTTCCAGGGCAGCAATTTCCTCGTCGGTCATTTCGTGTTCCGGCATTTCCGACGTATCCTGTGTGAGATTTTCTTTTTCATCCATGGGTTATGTCCTCCTTTCTTATGAGCTCAACGCCGCAACCTGTGCTTCCAGAGTTTTGATGCGCTTCTGTGCATCTCTCATTTCCGCTTGACTGGTCATAAGCAGCATGTCGTATGCTATACTGATATGCTGCAGTGCTTCATCCATGGTGTTGAAATTCGTCGATGACTGCGGAGTACCCTTTTGCAGCGTTTCTCCCGGTGACGGGGTAAAGGTTTTACTGCCATCTGTGTTCGTGGTCTCCGTGTAAGTCCTCGGACGTTCTACTACATGGTCTTTCCAACCGATTCTTTTGTTATAAGACATATCCTTTCACCTCCCTTAGAGTGCGTCATAACCGCCTGTGTTCTTTTCATTTTTGACGACCTGAAAAATCCGGAACCGGCAAACATACAGAATTCCTTCGGTTGCGTCTTCCCGCTGGATATTAACCGGTTTGCTTCCGATGCGTGCACCGTTATGATCGTACAGTTCAATATTCGTAACCGTAATATTTCCGCTTACGGTGTGATCGATAATGAATGTAACCTCGACGCGGCCGTCAGTAAGCACTTTTGCATCTTCAATTTTCGAATTATACCAGTTGCTTCCAACTTTGTACCTGGCGTATGAAATGTCATTTTTAATCTTTTCCCGTTTGCTGCTGAGATAGGCGGCATCCAGGGTCAACACATCTGCCATCTTCTCTCCTCCTTCTTTTTAAATTTCATCTTGACCGCATAGCTTGTAGATGATTTTTGTATAGGTATCTTCCGCATCTGCGGTATTGATGATTTCTTCTTTGTCGTCCACGCCGAGCGTGCTGATTCCAGGCTGTGTGCCTGCTGCCGTGTACTCAAATACCTGATACTGATCCTCTGCCGTAATAGCAGAATTTGCAGTTTCATCCAGAACACCGCGGTATGCTTCCTGCGGTATTGTTCCGGTCACTTCGTTTCCGCTCATTGCGTACCCGAACTTATATTCTTCTGCATTGCTCTCTATTCCAGCTCCGGCACTTTGATCCAGTACGCCAAGCATATTGATTTCCGGGCGTGTACCGGTCAGAGGATAAGTAAACGGTTGCTCCTGTACCTCTCCTGTAATCGCAGTATTGAAAGATTCATCCAGGATTCCTTTGTACGCCTCCTGGGGCCACCTTCCTGCATAATTCTCTTTGCCTGTCAGTGGGTAATGGAAACGTGCAAGCACTTCTCCTTCCGCTGCTATCGCAAGATCGCATTTACATCCGATCCGGATCACGTCCAGTACGCTCCGGACATTTTTGGCGGTTCCGATTGCTTTTTTTGCCCAGGCTTCTTTTTCAGGTGTCCAGTCTCCCTCCACCGTTAAGCGGAAATGATACGGTTCCCCGTCATAGATCCATTTTTCTTCTAGGTCGATATCGTCAAAATAATTGCCGATATACTGGTAGATTGCCTCCGGTGTTCCATACAGGCGGTAGAGAGGGATTGCGTTCCGGATCCATTCTCTTTTCACGCTGATATCGGCGTTGTAATCATACAGACAGTTTGTTTCCCAGGCCAGTTCGTCCAGGCGCCATTCCGGCATAGTGTCATAATCTGCAATGCAGTTGACGCCTTCCTCGATGATGTTATTCATCATTTGCATTCCGGCCTCAATGGCCTTGGCAAGTGCATAGCCGTTTTTATCCCGCAGAATGAACTTCGGAACCCATTTTGTAACATCAAATTCAAACATATCCGTCCACCGCCTTACGTCGTGATCGTTTCAAGGGTAATGGTCCCCTTGCAGCGTTCATTTGCTTCGATCTCCGTATATGTGACTTCTCCCGCGTCTCGGAATACGCTTCCAATACCCCAGAATACCCTTGTCGCG